CTATTTTTCAAGCGCTCCCTTGATCCGTTCCGATAGATCTTTAACCTGTTCTTTTAGTGTAGCCACTTCCTTTTCCAGCTCGTTATGGCTTTCTATTTTTTTGGCTAAGCTGTCGACCTTTTTGTCCATCTGTTCTACCTTGTAATCCAGCAATGCCGAATGTTTGGAGTTGCTGGTCCATGTTGCTAGGACTGAAGGTACTCCGACGCAAAGTCCGGATATGATCGCAACCAGAATTGTATCAGTCATTATTCATCCTCATTTACTTCTGGCAAACCTGCTAGGCTTGTTAGAATTGAGCATACGCCTGCCACGACCGTTGTGCTTGCTGCATACATCCAGTTAATGTCCGGAACGGCTGCGCCTACGGTGATAGATGCTAGTGCTGTTTGAGCCATTGTCTTGATTGCTCGAACTCCTGCTGCTTCCCACCATGCTTTGTTTGTAAGTCTACTCATCCTCGTTACCTCCTACTAAAAAGGGCACGCCATCTGGCATGCCTTCAATCACCTATACTATTCTAGAAACCGTTTCTGACGCATTGATCAGAGTTCCGGCAGCTGATGTAACCCACGTTAGAGCGACCTTGTTTCCTGGTGCTGCTGGTGCTGCCTGGATAACAGCAGATACTGGAAGAGTGATCACGTTGTCTACTGCGGTTGTTGTTACTTGTGCTATAGCTCCAGGGACTGCTGTTCCATTGGCATAAAGTTGCACTTGATTTGTTCCCGCTGCGGTTGCTGAAATCACGAAGCTTCCATCCACTTTATAAGTTCCAGGTTTTACGATCTCCAGAGCGTTTCCGTTTAGATTGACTCTGTTGTTTGTCCGAGTCCGTACGGTTCCCGGTGGGATCGTTGCGCCTGCTGCTAGTGTTGCGCTTGTCGTGTTGACGACTTGGATCATATTTCTACCTCTAAGCTACTGTAGCGCCTGCTGGGTAGTAAGTTCCATATTGTGGGTAGTAAGGCGGATTTGTGTAATATCGTCCTAATTGGCTCAAGATGTCATGAGTTTGTACGCTGTTTGAAATTGCCTGCAAGCTTTGATCATATTGAGTTTTCAAGGCATCATATTTGTCTTGCATCATTTGAGTCTTTAAGTTGCAGCAGCATTGTTCCATCTGGTGAGATAGGTTGTTAATGCTTTCCTGTACTCCTCCAAAACCTTGGCATAAAGAACTGTTTACACCGTTGAAGCCATTCATCATGGCCATCTGTGTTTGGTTTGCGTTTTGCATCTGGTTCACGTTCATCTGGTTGACAAGCTGCGCGTTTTCGTAGGAGCTTGAGCAGATTCCGTTTGTGATTCCGTCTAGCTTGCTAATAATAGCCTGTGTATCGAATCCACGCTGAACCTCAGCTTGTGTGCCTTGCTGGTTGTTTCCCCAGGCTCCGCCGCCACCAAATCCAAAAATCAAAAAGAATAAAATTAGAATGATAATTCCGTTTCCTTCTAGAAAGCCATCTTTGTTTCCAGTTACAGAAGCGATATCAGATAATGATAAGTTGTCCATGTGTGTTCTCCTTTCTTATCTATCTTGATTTTGCAAAATCCTATTTTAGAAAACCCTTGAACTGTTCCGCCATTTGTTTGGCTTGATCCAGTTGAGCCTGCGTAAATTTTCCGGAGGCCATCAGATTGTTTAGAAGTTGCTGCGGATCCTGCGTCCCTAGCATCTTTTTAAATTGCTGAAATTGTTGCAGCATGTTTCCTTTTCCTCCTGGTCTATTTTGAAGTAGCGGATTCATGACGGTTGCCTCCTCTCGCATTCTGTTCTACCTTTGAAAGCCATTCCTTGAATTCTGCCTTCGTGAGGTACTTGTCTTCCGGTTGATCTTCTTTCACTTCCTGGAAGCTATAAGCCTTGATCGTACAGAAACCACTTGCGTCTGCTTGTTTCTGATAAAAGACAGGCTTGTTACTGTCCATTAAAATCACGGACTGGTTCGGTCCTAGAGTGAAAGCTTTAGCACTTTCGATTCCGTTTACAAATTGAATCTGGTTCATTTGTTGAGTAGGTGCCTGCATCTGTGGCATTCCAAACTGCCCAGGCTGCGGCATGAAATTATTGAAATATGGTGTGTTCATTGTGTTCTACCTCTTTTCACCTATATTCTCTAATATTTACACGTCTGGAATTGTTCCTCTTTTGTCCTTCTTTAGCTTGTAAAATCCGAAGGCCATATCAACCAAAAGGGCCCAGTAGTAGTCGTTTAAATCTTTGACAGTTTCTTCGAATTCGTCTTTTGACATGCCTGCGTCCTGGTAGTGCCATTGCGAGTCTTGCGTTTTGCTTCTTAGCTGGTATACAACTTTTTTCTGCCTGTCGCTCAGTCCTTGCTCTTCAATCAAAAAATGCGCAAAGTCTGGGCGTAGAGGTGTCTGGTATCTTCTATTTATTCTCCTGTTCATTGTGTTCTATTGCTGATCCTTTCTATTTAAATGTTCCGTATGGACTTGTATTAAATCCGGCCGAGTTTAGCTCTCCACAGGCCATCCATCTACGTGTTCCGTCTGCGCCAATCCAAGAAATCCAAACGTACCCTTCTCGACGAACATACCCGTCATAATTGACGTGCTGTCCTTGAATATATGTTAGTCCTGTATCTTGTCCTTTTAGGCTTGGGGCTCGTCTGATCTTGATTGTACAAGCAGGATAGAATGTAGCTTTTTCACGTACAAAGTCTGAAGGAATGCCATTTAGCACGGATGCTGATCCAGTAGCGGCTCCGCCTCCTTGATTGAATGGTACGTGGCTAGCATCCGTCCAATTTGCGAATGTTCCCTTATTCAAAATGATTGTTCCATCTGTTAGAAATGCTAAATCTGCAGAAACGTTATTAGGCAAGTGATATACCCCTTGCGAGTTTCTATCGTACATATGAGAGAACTTTCCTTTTGCAACTTCAATATGCGCGTGATTTCCTGTTGCATATCCTGCAGTTCCTTCATCTCCGAACGTGTCGCCTTGCTTGAAATACTTCACTCTTTTAATGTCTTCGATATAGTTATCGTGAATAAACATAAATGTAGCAAAATCAATAGTTCCGTCTCTAAATAGCACTTTCTTATCTGATTCTAAGAAAACCGCATTTCCGTTTCGTGCTGAATCATAGGCTACTAGGTGGCAATCGCACGGTGCGATTGTTTCGTCGATTCCTGTGTCCTTTCCTGCGTTGTCTAAGGCATTAGTTCCTAAGTGTGTTCCTACGTTGTTTCCTTGAGTTACATTCATGTACTCCATCGGAAAGCCTAGAAGCTGATATCCGCCTTTTGTTAGTTTTTGTCCTTTTCTCATTTTTGGACCTCCTTCTTTTTATGAAAAAGGAGAAGCTTTTTGCTCCTCCTTGTTTCCAGTGTTAGTATGTTTCTCCGGTGATTTCTTTATACTGATCAGATGTAATGAATCCTTTTTCACAGAATTTTCTTACCTGCTTATCTGTATATAATTTTAGATCATAAAATCTTTTGATTTTTTTAAACATAGATTAGGCCTCGCTTTCTTCTAGAAGTGTGTCTGTCATTAAGGCTGTATACATGACCTGAGCCTCAATCTTATCCTGCGCTGTTGCTTGTTGTTCTGGTTGCACGATTTCCGACTTCTCATCTTCGGAAATTTCTACAATCTTTCCTTCTGTGAATTTATAGTTATATCTGCCATATTTATCAATTAATCCCTTTTCTAAATACTGTGATTGAGCGTGTACGTATTTATCTCCTTCCCCTTCATCAATATTTTTCATGGCTTGCATTTCTTCGTTTGATAGAAAGATTTCAGAATTAACTGATGTAATACATTTATCTTCATTTAATTTGGCATATACCTTATACATTCTTTTCATTCCTTTCTACGCGTAAACTTCTGCGTCTAATTCAATGTAGCTATCTTCATCAAAGACGACAGTCATATTTTGTTGAGATGCACCTAAAGGAGCCACGAGTAACGTGATTTCTGAATATTTGGTTAGCACGATAGATTGCAAATCACTGAATTTGTATTTTGTATTTCCTCCATAGTAATAAACCCAAATACTTCCTACACCCTTAACAGTCGGCTTTGTTCGCATGTTTAATAAGGCTTCACATCCGACATACATTTGTGTTGTAAAATAGCCATTTAGTGATGTATTTACAACATTGTAATACATCATACATCTTTGTAGTTCGTTTGCGTAATTTGGTGCTACGTAAGCAGTAGCTTTACTGCCTTTCTCCAATTTAATCCATTCAATCGTAATTGATGCACCTTGCTTTAATTCAATACTTGCTTCCTTTAAATAAGATAAAGTTACGGTATTTAAGCCTTTTACAATCTTCTTTCCATCTGAATGATTGTATAAATACGCACTACCTGTTACTGCCGTAATATTGCACGATAAAGTGCACGTATCATTGATTGCGTGTTCTAAGATTTGTTTAAACCACGCACTTGTATCGGTAGTAGCTAATGATGTGATAGTTGCCGTGCCATCAACATTGTATACGACCTCAGTATTAATACTCATCCATCTATCTAGTGTATACGTTGGTTTAGTAGTATTGTTCGTGTACGTTCCACGTCCTCTTTGGTCAACTTTAAAGTTAGAGTTAAGTAATAAATTCGGATTACTGAATCTTTCTGCAATGTAATCCGTTAGTTGCGACAATGTACCTTTTTTCAAGCCTGCTCCGTTATGAACAGGCAATAGACTAGTGTCGGTAAATGTAGGCAATGCGTCTAGTTCTGTTACTTGTTTTCCTGGCATGTTATTCCTCCTTGACTTTATATTTCCAATCCTTACCAACTTCTCCACTTGCTACTTCATAAGACCAATCGGCTAGGATTGTATTTCCTTTTTCATCCACTAAATCTTGAGTGCTTGTAGCATTCAAATTTGTGGTAAAGTGATTATTCATCACCATTTGATTCAATGCGTTATGTGATGTAGTTACAGACTTTATTTTCGAGACAAGCCACTGAATAGAAGCTTTGTCTTTAAAACCGAGCATAGGCTTTCACCTCCTATGCTGCGGACCACATTGCGTTCAGCTCGTCTGTCGTGATTGCTGTTAAGTCAGTCTTCTTTACGTATCCACTTAGATCAATGTCTGTAGTTCCGATTTTCTCGAACGTTTTTGAGTCTGCCATCCAGATATACTCATCATAGATGTCCTGCGTTCCATGTTTATGCGCTACTAAGTAAATAACACCGGTTGCTCCTGTAGCAGGTAATGAACTTACTTTGCTGTATGAAATCTGTGTGATATTACCAATCGCAGTACTGATTGCAGAACTTACTTGTGACGCAGTCTGATATCCGCTGTCGTTTGTAAGCTGCGAGGTTTTGGTTGGCGTGGTTACGTTCACAGCTTTGCTGGCGTCGGGTGTTAGTGCTGTTCCGTTAACCTTCACCGTTGTGATCGCGTTAACCTGAGCTCCTGGTGCGATACCAGCTAACTTGTTTTTCTCTGCTGTAGTGTAATCATTTGTTGATAGTTCTTTACCGCTTACTTTATCAACTTTCTTTGCTAATTCTGCTTTTGTCTTTTGGACCAGTAGGGTCGCCCCTGCCTTGTCCAGATATTCTGTAGTCATGTCTATACTCCTTCCCACAAGCTGTTAAGCTCGTCTAGTGAGATTGCCTTGATCTCGTCATTTTTTATTGCGCCTACTTCTTCCGCCGTGTAACTTGGCTTTGTTGGTTCTTTTGCCCATCCAGAAACTGTCGGGTCCTCTTCTTCCATAGCTCCTACGATCTCTTTACCGTTTAGAGTTGGCTTGTTTTTCAGTTTGTTGTAGTCACTTGTTCCTGCGACGTATTGCTCTTCGAAACCAAACCCCAGGCTTTCATTTTCCTTGGCTAGATTGATACTAAATTCATCTTTCATCCTTCTATGATTTCCTTATATAAAACCGGAAAAACAGGACGAGTTAGAATTGGGGAAGCTATAGCCGTTCCTTCTTCGGTGATAGCTCGAATTTGTACCTGATATCGTCCAGGTATAAATTGAAGTGTCTCTTCCTGGGTTAGCGTTACAGCCACAGTGTTTTCCTCAATCACTAGGTCTTCCATTCTTTTTGTTAGAATAGTCCCATTCTGTTCAATCGTTAAATATAGACTTGTTAGTTTCTCTAGCTCGAGTCCTGACGTGTGAATGACCAGAGTTGGTGTTGTCCCTTGTCTCATGATCTTACCTACTGAACCAAATATCGCCAGTCCGCAAATATATTTGTGCCCTCTTCATCGGTTAGAGTGTTGTCCACGTCAACTTGAAGTTCTGTATAAATGTGATTATCTAGAAGCATATTCTCAAGGCTTAGAATGCGGCCAGCTAGTGCCGTTGCGACTTCCCCCTGAAGCGTTTTTTCTAAAGAATCGAACCATTTTCTGAATTTCTCATTATTAGAATTCTGAAATTCTTCATTCTCCTTCTGAATTCTTTCATAGAAGCTTTGGAATTGATCATATAGTTCTTGTGTTGGTACTCGCGTTAAGGTATCAACCGTTAGTCCGCAATAGTTTTCGTCAAGTCTTACGTCTTTAATCATTTCTTGCGTGATTTCTCCAACTGAGGCCTTTAAAACTACAATCGCAATGATCAACTCGTATTTCTCTAGATTTCGAATAGGCGTAGGCATTGACTGCGTTCCTTCCTGATATACAAGAACGCATGAATTGCTGATCTTATCATATCGAATGGCCACGTAGTCGTATCTAGTGTAGTTTGTAGCGACGGTAGCTGTCAGGGTGGTTTCGTCTTTAGGCGAGTAAACGATACCGCCTATTCCGTCGCTGGATGTCTTTAAAAAGGCGAGCCCATTACCGACTGATATATTCATACCGCCGGCAATTTTTACTTTGAAGTCTTCACCGGTGATATTAAAAAGGCCAGGTGTTCTCCCGGCATGGAACATCCGCAGATCTTCTGCCAGATACTCCGTATCGTTTAAAGGGTATGCTGTCATGAGCCCCCTCCTTTCATTTTTATCGCACTTTCTTGAACCTCTATGAGTTCTAGTTCAAGAGTGACCTGCGTCTGTAAATTGCTTTCTTCTACAAACTTAAGGCCTGTTATTCTTGCAAACGTAAATAGATTGAATTTAAAGCTTAGACATGGTATCACGTCTCCTAGGTTAAAATCCTTTTGAAGGACAGCCTTCTTGTCGTCCGCATCAATTTCAAATTCAAATTTAGAAGAGCCTTTTCTAGTCTCTGCTAGCTTACTAAGACCCCTCTCTTTTAGCAAATTGCTATATTCTTCTTCCGTATAGGTTTGCTTGTTGCCTGAGGCATCAGTATATGTGGACTGCAAATCTCTGGCATCCACATACAGTTCCATTCTTGGCTCGTCTTTTATTCGAAGATCTACAATCACGTTTTTTCGTTCTGATCCAGATTCTTCCCCAAACACATAAGCATAGTTTTTATATCCTGATATATCCTCGATAAAAGTCTGCGATATTAAGTTTCCAAGTTTATCTGAAAACCTCAACTTGTTCTTTGTTGACCCTGTATAGATTTCGAAGTAATTCAGTGTAGTCCCTTTTAGAACTTCTCTGTATCCATAGCCTACTAGCCTGCAGTATTTCTGTGCCATAGTCCTGAGCGTGTCGTATGTTGTGTCGGATGCGTTATCAAGCTTTCCAGGAAGGCCTGTATTCTTCCCGATTACTATATCCAATCCACGTTTGTTCTTTTCAAAATTACCGAGCAGTGATTGTTCCACATTTCGAACGGTCAAAGTATAGAGGTTTATACGGTCCTCCAAATTGTCCATATGTCCGAGTACTACTATTTCTTTCGCAAGTCTTTCTACGGATTCTATAAAGAGAATCTCATTTCTTTCCTTGCAAACAATTCTGTTCCATTTCTGTAAATATTTCGTATTGAATTCTGTATATTCCACATGGATTTCTACTTTTCCTGTTTCGTAATATTTTGGATTCCATTGCACGCTCGTGATATTCTGAAGAGGTCCTTGTCTCTTTCCTTCTCTGTCATAAACGTAGTAGTGCATATCTATACCCCCGCCAGCACTTCATCAAATCGTAGAAGCGCATCCAGGTTTCCTGGGTTTTCTTCTGCAGTATAATTCAGCACATTTTCTCCTGGTTGAATTTGGAAAAACTCGGAGTCATAATCTGTCATCCAGAAAATGTTTTCTACTTCTCCGTTTCGTATCAAGTGGCAGTATTGCTCGTTTTCAAAAGTACTTATTTCTAGCACGTCCCCTATATTCATTTCTAGGTCTGCCACTTGTCCGAAGGATATATGCTCCTGAGTAAACACGTTTAGAATTTTCGGATTCTTCACTTTTGCCTCTGCTTTCATAGTCAAAAGAAAACCTGTGTTTATGCTTCCCTTGTAGTCGACTGTCACTAGTGGGTTTAGAATCTTTTCTGATATTTTCCAGGGCTCTGCATTTGAAAAGGAGCGAGGAAATTTAAAAAGCGACCTCAATCTCTGGAAGGTCACCTTTGTTTCCTTTGCACGTCTTGCATATGGAAATGGAGCCCTCAATACAATCTGGAATTTCTGCCAAGTTTCATTGAGTGTGATGATAGGTGTTGTTTTAGGTTCAACTTTCCAATATACGTCGACCCCAGCTCTTGTGTTGATATAACGTAGTGTTGCTGATACTCCAGGAAGGATTACAGCTAGAAGTTTTTTTCTAGTGTCTGCGTTGTATTTAAAGCGTCCCTCTAAGGTGATGTCCTTAGGCTCAATAGAAACTCCGGACACCGTTGTCCCGATTTGATTCGAAACGCTTGATTCTGATAAAGTGATCTCGTTTTTAGAGATTCCGTCTAGCGTTGTTAGTCGGATACCTGAGGCCTCGGAAAACTCAACTGATTTCCCCAGGCTGTTTGTGTATATTACTGTTACGCCCATGCTAACCTCCTAACCATTCTTTCTGTTTCTTGCGCGATTTCGCTAGGTCTTAGTTCCTTCGCTGAATTTATAGTCTGATCTACCTGATAGACGACTGTATTGCCTAAGCCGCTTCCTAGGGCTCCAGGATTTCTTTCTAGGGCCAATCTCGAAGTTAGGCTGTCCATGTTAGCGGCGTCTATTAGTTCTGTCGACATGTTACTCATAAAGGCCTTAGCCTTTGGCATAGCTCTTTCTACACCTAGAGTGATTCCGGCGGGGATCCATTTACCGATACGATCTGCGAATAGTCTTGAAGGCGACCCGATTCCTAGGGCCCCTTTTACGCCGTCAATAAGGCCTTTGGCCATATTTCCAAGCCATCCAGTCAATCCACTCCATGCGTTGTTGATTCCTCGTTTAATACCGCCTACGATATCCGAGCCAATAGATAGCATCTGACCGGGTATTTCTCTTACCTTGTTTACAATTCCATTGAAGAAATTCTGTCCTGCTTGAATCGCTTGCTGTACAAACTGACTTGCAAAACTTGCAGCATTGCTGATTGTACTTGATAGCCAAGTCCATATTTTACCAGGTAATTGTGAGATAAAGTTGATCGCATTTGATACAAAGTCACGCCCTGCCTGAACGGCTTTCTGGATCATTTGACTCACCCACTCAGCTGTCTTGTTGATTGTCTCAAGAAGCCATGTCCAAACCATGCCAGGTAGCTGGGTGAACCACTCGACGATTCCAGATATAAACTGCGGGATGTCCTGCGTTACGAATTGCACTAGGCTTGCACCCCATTCGATTAATTTTCCTAAAATAAATCCTACAGCGTATCCGATCCAGTAAGGTATTGTTGTCCCGAAGAACGTTTGAATGTTTGTCACTAGTGTGTTTATGCCTTCAGGAATCGTTACCGTAAAAAACTGAACTACTTGTGTAGCCAGGTTCTGTGCTGCGTCTACAAAGCTTTGAAAAGCTTCTGGAATTGTTACTGTGAAGAAATTAACGATCCCATCTATAACCTGGCCAGTAGTTTCCTTTATGCCATCCCATAGATTGATCCAGAATTCTCTGAAGCTGTCGCTTGTGTTCCATAGATAAACGAATGCAGCTACTAGTGCTCCGATAGCTACGATCACTAATGTGATAGGCCCACCGATTACTCCTAGAGCTGCGCTTAATCCTGAAAGGCCTCCGCCAGCTAGTGTGAAGGATTCGGCCATACTCGCAAATACGCCCGTTCCTGATGATGCAGCGTAGGCTAGGCCATCAATCAATCCGGAGCCCTTCGATACTAGACTACTGAATGTCTTGATCTTCTTTCCGGCATCCCCGATTGTATTTGCAATGTCGCTAACAGCCTTGATTCCTTTCCAAGCTGCAAAAGCTCCGGCTGCAGCGGCAATTAAAGGCATAAGTCCTTGAATCGTATCTGCTACAGTTTGTACTTTGTCTATAATGTTTGGAAGATTTTCGATAAAGGCTGCGACGAACTCTCCTACTTTTTCTACAAGAATTGGCAGAATATCTCTGATTCTTTCCAAGGCACTTTTTACGAAGTCTAAGGAATCGTTGGAGTCTAGCTTCTGTGCGATTGTATCTCGTACATTGTTCCAGGCTTCCTGAATTTTTTCTGTTGCTGCTTTTATAGCTTCCGCGGTTGGTGCAAAAAATTCTTTTAGTGCATTCAGCACTTTCGGAACTTCTTCAGCAATCCAGTTTAATCCGTCTCTGATTACTGACCCGAGGTTTGCAATCATTTCTTGAATTGTGGGTAAGCTGTTATCTGCTAAAAAGTCGTTGAAAGCCGTGATGATGTTAGCAATACCGATCGCAATACGTGCTGACATATTCGTGAAGCTTGTTGCGAAGCTTCCGGCCATCTCTTTGGCTTTTCCTGCTACTGCTGGAAAGGATTCTGTCCCGTTCTCTAAGGCATCCATCAGTACGTCATTAAATTCCTGCGCGCTAATCTGACCCTTAGAAAAGGCGTCTGATACTTCGGCCATACTTTTTCCCGTTTTTTCTGCGAAAATTTTTAAAACCGGAATTCCTGCGTCAGTTAAACGCTGCCACTGATCGGCTGAAATCTTACCAGAGGCATTCATCTTTGCAATTGCATCTACTGTATTGGCCAAGGTTTCGTTTGTTCCGTCTCCATAAAAGGAAACGGCGTCCATCATGTCCTTTACCATTCGAGTAGATTTATCTAAGCCTAGTCCTGATGTGGCTAGCTTTTGAGTCGAAGTGGCTGCTGTATCTAGTCCATATGCGGTATCCGTTACAGCATCACTTAAGTTATTTACAACCTTTGCAGCTTTTTCGCTGCTTCCTGCTAAAACTCCTATAACTTGTTTAGCTTTTGACATGGCATCTAATCGGGCGGTTGCTTTTCCGATTGATCCAGATATTAAGTCCCAACCTTTGCTGGCAGCTTTGAATACTGTTGCGCCCACGAAGGTTGACTTCACTTTGTCTGCGAAGCTTTCCGCACTTTTATGCGCTCCGCTAAGACCGCTTTTGTATTCGCTGTCGTCAAGTCCTAATTTGACTTTAATTGTTCCATCAGCTCCTGATGCCATTTTCTCAACCTCCTAGGTTTCTAATCTGGCCAGAAGTTCTGCTTCTATTTCTTGCGGTGTTCTTTCTTCCTTTTCTTGTCCTTTGTCCTCAGGCAGACGGTAATACCTTTCTAGGCGCTGCGCGTGACTCTTCTCTTCCCCTTTTAGGTTTGAAGTGTCTCTGGTTCTGTATCCAATAATGCGCACGATCATAGCATCGTCGTTTAGTGCATTAAAAAGTGCTTTAAATTCGAACCAGTGAAGTTTAGCATCTAAAAGATTTATATTGTATTGCTGTCTAAATGCTGCATATATAAGGTCCATATCGTACTCGAACCGATAGCCTTGTCGTCCGTTTGTCTTGGCATAAGATTCCTTAGGCTTTTTGTCGCAAAAATAAAAGCCCATTATTGCTTCCCATAGGTCTTTCTGATCGCCTTGAAAAGCGAACGGATTGATTCCTATTCGATCGCAAATAATGGGCAGCTTCAGTTCTTCTGGTATTGCGTTATCTTGTATAACGCTGTCAACTCGGACCCAGGTTCTAAAGTCTGCAAAGATAGGGAGAGTCGTTCCGTTAACGTCTATGCTTTCCGGAAGGTCTTCTCTCTCTAGCCACAGCATTTCTTCCTCCATATCGTTTGTCTGCGTATTCTAATGTCCTGTTAAATTTGTCCATAGATTCGCAAAGCTTGTCGATTTTGTTCAGGTTCTTCTTTTCTTCTTCCGCGGCTTTTGCCTGCTGATCTTTTAAAAATTCATCTTGAAAGATGCTGTGTAATGTGAAGCAAAGTTCAAACTGTGCCGAGCTTCCTTCGTATCCTTTGAATAAAGCCTCAAAGGCTCCATCTCCTAGAATCTTATCAATTAAAGCATGGCATTCCTCTAGCGATTCTTTTCCGAATTTGCTTAGAGAATTCTGTTCTGTTGCCCAATTTTCTAGAGCTTCAATTTTAGAAGTGTCCTTTACATCGACTAAGAATCTGTGTCCGTCAATGTCGATTTCTTTTAATAGCTGCTTTTTTAACTTTAGTTCCATGATGTCCTCCTTATGTTGTTAAGTGCTTTACTCTGTGGCGCTGTCTGCGGTAAATGTTTTCGTCTTAATGTTAAACGTTCCTTTTACCTGATCGCCTTGTTGTGCGAATGTTCCAGAGCATGTTAGCTTAGCTCCGGCCTCTCCACTTCCTGGGTTGTCTGGTTGCACTTCATAGATTCTTTGATATGCTACAAAGTCACCAGACTTAGCTGTTTTCTCGTTCCATGTTTCTACTTCGATTTCTTCAAAAGTAGAACCAACTTTCTGTTCTTTACCTTGCAAGTATAGCCAGTAGTTAAAGGCGTCCCCAGGATATGCTCGGCCCTCGTAAGATACTGTAGGCGCATAGCCTGTAACCTGGCTTTGGCTTCCTGCTTCTCCGATATATTGCACGCCATCATCTGTTGTAGCATTCATGGCTTGCTCCCAGTTAGTCAGTCCTTTGTTGGCTAGAACGTAGCTTTCTGAGCCTGTGAATTTCACGTAATGTAGATTCTCTTCGACTTTGATCTCTCTTTTAGGTAGTTCTGCTGCTGCCATTATTCAAACCTTCCTTTCTTTTCGTAGGTTAATGTCATAGAGCAGTAGAAAGTTGAAAGCGTGGCCTCTTCTCCCGTGTAGTCTGAAGGTAGCGTTGTGAGCGTGACCTCTTGTGGTATCGCTTCATCCAGTGCTAGATTTGGAAACCCTTGCGCCTCTTCTTCCGCGAGTGCCTGTACTAGTGCATACAGGATTCTGGATAAGTCCAGACGTGCTTTCGTGTCCTTTCTACTTGCTTGAATATAAATTTCAAATGGGTAAGTAGCCCTGTAGCCACCACCCAGATAGTGTTCTATTTCTTCCGTGTAGCCACTACTTTTGAAAAGTAAAGCGGTGTGCTTGGAGTCGTTGAAGTACTCCAGGCACCACGGTATGTTGTTGATATTGATTGAAGAAAAAAAGCTATACAGCCCGTCTTCAATCTGTTTTACGTCTTCCAGCTTTATGATCTTCTTTTCACTCATCTGAATTCCTCCTTGAAAAACTTTTTCGCGCCTTCCATCCAGGCAGTTTTTCTTGCTTTCAAAGTTTTAGGCCACCACTCCGAACCTCCTTGTCTATAGCTCAAACTTCGAGTTGTATAGACTTTTGTTTCTCCGTGTTTAGCCCATGGACTATGGCTATGGGTTCCAATCATCACTCTTCCTGTATGTTGAAAGTGTGCATATGGTGTATCCCATATGATCCAATCGTTATCCTGTGCCGCCCATCTTAAAGCTGATGTTCTCAGCGTTCCTTTTCCGATAGGCACATTCTTATTTGTGTCTTGAACGATAAGCTGCTTTAGTTTCAATCTAGATCGGCGGAGCGCTTTCGTTCCTCTGGCCTGTAGCTGTGCCACCGGGATATCGACTATAACTTTTAGATGATACTCACCCACATGTTACCTCTATGAATTCTGGTGTGTTTCTCAAGGGGTTTAGAATATTCACATTTGTGATCTCGTAAATGTCGCCGTGTACTTCGATACGGTCCCCGGTTCTGAACGTGAACTGCTTGTCTGGCGTCTTAAATTCTGAAGGGGAAACTAGAACCTTGTCTGCCTTATAATCGTTCACGTCTATCGTTATGAGGATCGTATCGGAATTACTGGCACCCGTCTGTCCATAAGTCCGGGCTTTTGTTTTGGAAACCTTTACGTGTTGGACCGTTACTGTTGACGTAATTTCTTCCAGGTTTTCTTCTCCTAGAACGTTCATGACTTTTATTGTGTGCGGCCTAAGCCATCTCGGGCTTTTTACCATACCGCCTGGCAGGCTAGTCCTGCTTTGAGTAATTGGTAGTCGAGCTCTGATATTGCTAGGCTTGATAAGGGTATGTCATGGAACCTTATCGTTTTCGCATTATCTACGGAATACGAGAAGCCGCTAGTGGTTGCGCCTGTGAAGTTCATATCACTAGAACCCACAAAGCAATCCATGCCGCCATGTGCTTCTATGAAGTCAATCTGGTATAGGACTGCTTTTTTTAGATCCATGTCGTAGTCTTTCAAAGCCTGAACTTTCCAGTATGGAATCCTCTCTCGAATGTAGGATTCTAGAAGGCTTTCGGTTCTTGGTTCTATTTGTGAGTACTCTACTTCATCCAATAGCGTTCCACCTAAGGCTGTGTATTCCTCAAAGCTTAGGATCATGGGTTATCTCCTTACATTGCGACAGGGGCTACTTGTACATTACGGAATACACCGGCTTTTGTAGTGTCCTTAGAAACGATTGAAGCAATCATTTCTACTTCACCTTTTTTAACGGCTCCTGGTTCACTTAAGTTTGGCATGTATTGGTGAATGATTTTTTGTCCTTGTGGACTTACTGCGTGCACGGCATCCAATCCGAATTTTACAGCGTAAATGCTTGTTGTTCCTGTTGAGTCGTCGATAGGTACGCACATCAAGGATTTGGTTCCATTGTAGTATTCTCCCATGTCAACAATTGCGATTCCGTCGTAGTTGTCTACACCTTGGCCGAAGCTGTTCTCTGATCTTGTGTAGTATCCTTGCATTTTAGCGATAGTTTTTAAAACTGTAGCTGTCTTGCGGTTCACTAATAAAGCGTCTGGTTTTACAGAGAAAGTTGATAACCAAGAATCCAATGCAAAAGTGAAGGCATCTGCGTTTTCTTTGATCTTTGCTGCTGTCGATAAATCAAAGGCTGCATCTGCGTTTTTCTCTTCCGTATTTGTCCCCTTTACTAATACATCCAAACCATCAAAGCTTGTGTTATCTGTTGCAGCAGTTCCTTTGGCTGTTGACTTTCCGTTAATGAAGTCATAGTGGAATTTGTTCTTTACTGCAATGATTTTCTGAGCTAATTGGAATGCAATTTCTGAGCTTGCTGCTGTGTCTTCTAATACACGGTCTACTTCGTAAGCTCCACCGAAGATTTTTAAGTTTGTAGTTTTCTGAGTCTTTACAGCTTCTCCTGCTGTGTATTCGCTATTCAATTTACGACCCTCAGCCACTGATGGTGTTTTTAATTGTAAATAGCCATAAGTTAATGTCGAGCCACCTGTTCCTGGTGATACTGCGTTATCGAAAGTTAAACGATCCAAAATAAAAGAGTCCCTGCGGAACTCGTCAATGACCTGCTGGTCTACGTGATCGGCTAAGCCGACTCTTGATTGCTCTAATGTAAGTGGCATTTTTTAATTCCTCCTATTTTTTGTAGTGTTCTGAAATTGCGCCGGCTAGAGTTGTTGGTGCCTCTGGTTTCGAACTTCCTCCGTGATCTCCATCAAGTTTTACATCGTCACCTTTTGGCTCGTTTGGCTCTGCCGCCTTAAATAAGAAGCTGTCCTCTTTTTTGATAGCTTCTAATTGTTCGTCAAGTCCTGTCAATTTTCCATCTTTATCAAACTTGATTTTGTCTTTATCTAGTAGCCCCATTAAGGCCTTTTCAGATAAGGTTCCAGATTTCGCAATTGCTAGTTGAATCGCGCTGTCAAGTCTTGCGCTTTCTAAGTCCTGGTTGTATTTAGTTTCCCAGTTCTTGACGTCTGTTTGTAATTGTTTTACGTCTACTCCGTCAAAATCCTTGACGCCTTGTGTAAGCTCCTGAATACGCGTTTCTTTGGCTTGCATGTCGCTGTCGTATTTTGCTCTAGAGACGTATTCTCCTGAGGCTAGGTTCGCTAATTTTACGGTTTTATTTCCTTCTAGCTTAGCTGCCACCTGTGCATACAACTCTTCCCCTAAGATTTCTTTTAAAAACTCCATTTTTGTCCTCCTGCGTTTTTTATATCTGGTTCACTCCAGTATCGAGTCCGGCCTTTTATATCCCGTGCCGAGGGGTAACCAAGCCTTTTATATGCCGTGCTTAGGGCATAATAAAAACCGCGCCATTCCTAGCACGGTTCTTGTCCTTATTTAGTTGTGTTCTAGTCTTTCAAATTTTTTAATTTCTGTTCTTCTAGCTTAATTAGTTCATCCAATTCCTCTTTTGACAAATCAAGAAGTACTGGGGGCACTCCGTCAAAGTCTTTCCATGGTTCTAAGCTTTTATAAATTTCTTGTATTCTATCTTGTGTCATAGCTTTCTCCATTCCTAGCCATAATCTTTTCCTATTTTTCTCATAGCTTTTTCGTACGCCTCAAGGTCAGTATACCCTTCATTTTTATAATTCGCAACCTTCATATCAAAGATGTATGAAGTTACAGGCTTTCGAGCTTTATATACCCATACATCGCCATTATGGCATGCTACCACACCGACGTAGTATTCTCGATTTTTTGCTGTTGAAAAGTCTGAACCGCTAGGTGGTAACGAATTAGGGTGGTTATGTATGCCAACCAAAGTCCTAGGCTTAGCTTTTCGAACGGCTTTCAGTACTTCTTTATTAGCTCTCACTGTCTGTGGTTCTTTGGTATGTGCTGATGTAGCTACCACTTTTCCGGTATCTAAATCTATTAAGTGAAGCGTTTCGTATTCTGTTCCGGACTTATCTTTTAGAATGTCTATAGCCTTTTTGTATAGAGTGCTATTGGTTTGTTCATTATTTGTTATCGAACTGAATTTCTTTTTATATTCTGGTGAATTTACAATCTCCCAGTTAACGCGGTCCTTGTTCCTTTTCGACTTTCCTTTTTCTGCTTCTTGTGGGGCCTTATAATCCAATTGTTTCTTCGGTATTCTCACGGGCTTGTAAGGTTTGCCTTTTGTTCCACCTATCTTCTCGGCTGAGTAATCTCGCTTCAGATACCCTTTAGATGCGTCCACAAGCTCCTTTAGTCTCATCTTGTTGTATTTATACCAGTAATCCTCTTTCGTCGTGTCTAGCCCTGCTGCGGCTTTCACACGGCGCTCTCTGTCCCACTTTCTCATGTTTCTTTCGTAGGACCTTTGCCTTTGTTCCATCTGGTATATTCTGTCATTTTCTCTAGGGTTTACAGGCTTGTTGTAATCCTCGCTTATTCCTGGAAAGTATGCGGTAAATGAATGCCTACAGTTCCACCCGCCAAGTCCTGCGCCTGTTCCGTATCCTGTGGCCTCATAAAAGTTCTCGTAATTTCCTTCCGGATAGTTTACCCAGAACACTTTCCCTTGCCAGGCTGCGTGGCTTGGTCTGGCTCCCATGTGGGCACTTGTCTGTACTAGATTTATATCTAGCTCATCAATGACCGATTTCTCGCAAGCCAGGGCGTTCTGGTTAACTGCGGTTCGTACTGCCAATCGAACGGCCGCCTCGATTGATCGTTGAGCACCGCTTGGGTAGGATACTTTTGTTAGGCCTTCTCTGCATAGCTTGTCTATTGTGTTTGCAGTTGCTTGATCTAGTGAGTAAGCTCCACTTGATACCTGAAGGTAAGCCATGTCGTAGTATCTCATAAAAGTGTCGCTAGCCAGTTGAGCTGTGGTCCTTGTAAGGTTCTGGATGTCTCCCCACAGCGCTGATGTTCCTTTTTTGATCTGATCCGAAAATTCTAAGCCGCTTGTGTCGTATCCTCCGGCCTCTAGTCTGTCGAAGGTATCACGGATACTTTTATAAGCGCTCTGTTGCATGATCCGGTCGACTTCTTCTTCGGAAGTGTGAAGTATTTCAGCCAGTCTTTTGTTAATCCAGTCTTGCTGGAGTCCTAGCTGCTTTAGTTTGTTGTTTAAATACTCCGTTGTGCTTGTCATAGCGTCCTGATTCATCTTGATCCGTTCCGCTATGTCCACCAGTATTTCTGTGGCCAGTTCCTGATATAGCTTTTCTAGGTCGTCACCTACGTTCTGCAGGTAGTTCGGTTCTAGCATTAGGCTTCACCCTCTGGCTCCTCGTCATCTTGTTTTTCATCTTGCTGGAAGAACGTACTTTGAATTCGGTCTGCTGGGTTTTCTGTTTCTCCGGTCATCTCGCGTGCGGTCTGTTCGTCTTCTCCGTAGTATCGGACGCGATACTCCCATTTCTGTAGAATGCCGGCCGAGATTTCCTGAAGCATTCTTAGGCGTTCCGCTTCCTCGTCTGAAAACATAGTGTCGTCAAATTGAATTGTGATGCGAACGTCTGGATCAAGTCCGGATATGTGGCACTTCTCTTTGCCTAGGATGATAATCGATCTCGTTAGCTCTGTAAGGGCGTCTTGGATTGCGATACGTTGCTTCCAGACGCTTTCTGTTAGCTCTTTATTGCTTGCACGAACCTGAGTTGCTGTAGTCATGTTCTGGATACTGAACTGATATCTGTTTTGACCAAGTCCGCATTTACTTGATAAAAGATTTAGATTGAATTGAACGTTTTCCTTATTCTCGTCAACTCGAAGGCTAGGGTTATATTCCTCAAAAAGTCGAGGCTTGTCTGGGCTTACTTGTGTTCCCGTACTTACGTATAGAGATTTCTCCAAAGTTGCACCGACATCTGGCTCTTGCCTTACTGGTACTCGTTCGCCTTTATCGTTTAGCGCATAGGCTGTTGGCTTCATGCTAAATAATGCCTGGTCCATGAAAACCTTTTTCTTTCCTAGCAAAGTATCCATGAATAAGTTGTCGTATGCCAAGTCGCAGCTTTCTAGCATGTCAATTGCGTTTGCGTAGATCGACATCCCTAGAGGCACGTCTGCTATGTTGTTTTCTATATTGGGCTTTAGGATCACAAAAGGTTTACAAGGCAATTTATAGCTGATTGCTTCGCCGTGTGGTGCTGATACTCTTTCATAGCCTACAGCGTCTCCTGACACGCTGTTGATCTTGAAGTAGTGGTTGTAGATTTGGTAGCCTTCTTGCTCCTCTTGCTTGAAGACCTGGATGTACATGAAACGTTCCCCGTTTTGTGTGTACTCGCTAGCTAATGCAATTTCTGAGATGTCTTCCTCGTCATAAGTCAATGGCACTATTTTCTGCGCGTCCTTGATAGCTTTGATATGTACGCTTTGGGCACTTAACTGTCCTTTGTTTACCGTTGGGTTCACAAGTTGCAGATAGAAGCACACGGTCCCTTGTGCGAATTCTCTCTCGACCGCTTTGTTTCCTAGTTTCCAGAACTTGCTGTTTCCTAAAACTCCGCCATTCTGGTCTTCTTTGTCTCCGGTCAAGAATTCTTGTGTGATATCCGTTCCATGTTCGTTGCATTCTACCAGGATTCTGGTTTTATCGTTTAGAAGTAAATCAGCCCAGTCTTCGCAGACCTTCTTGGCCATGCGCATTTGCTTGCGCTTTACTTCTCTGCTGTTTCCACTTTCGTTCTTGATCTGGTATTTATGAAATTCTTGAACGTAGCCTTTCCACCAATCGTTCCAGAATTGAATCTTGTTGTAGTAGTCCTGGACTTCCTGGCTCACAGGATATCCTAAGTCCTTTAGTATTGTGAATAAAATTCTCATTTAAGTTCTCCTTCCTGTGATCAGGTCCATATATGTCGACCAACTGTAAAAATGGGCGTCGAATGTATCGACGTCGGTTGTAAAGTCATCCAGAATCTTGTCTTCCTTCGATTTTGTATCGTATAGGGCTGTGCTTAAACTTTCCACCACCATAGGTACTGCCTGGAACTTCATCTTGTGTCGGTTCAGCATCATGTTGTAGGTCAGAATCCTTGTCTTTCCGTCTATCTTGCGGCAATCCATCACATTGGTTGGAAAGCCTGCCCTTTGTACGGCTACTCGTATACTGTTCAAAATGACTTGTTCTGCGTTATCTACAAAAACGCTTGATACCACGAAGCCTTGAATCCATAAAGCTCTGATCAGGTCGACTGTCTCTGTGCAAAGTCTTTCGGCATCTATAGTTCCTTTAGCGTGTACGACTTTACGTTCTGCAAAGGTTACAATCTCAGAAAGGTCTGCCGTGATTCCCGTTACGATCAGGCTACTGTGTGAACGTGTTCCACCTATGTCCAGGCCTATGTTGATCATGTTAAAAAGTGGGAGTTCTCCTTTGACTTCCCACTCGTCTGGATTGTCTGCAAACTGTGGAAAGAGTAGCCCTTCCGCGTTGCACCATTCTCCTAGTATGTATCTGTTGTATAGGACCGTCCCTCGATATTCGAGTTTCAAGTTTTCCACGAATTCCTGCGGCAGAAATGGGTTGTCTTCAATCGTGTATTTCTGTCGGAAGATGTCAGCTCCGCTCTCCAGGAATTTCAAAAACCAATGGTTCTTGTTGTCTGGGTTGCAGGTTCCGTCAAAGCAGCTATACGGTTTATCTAGACGCGACTTTAGCATGTCAAATACTTTTTTATTCCAGGTTACGACTTCATCCCCGTAGCAATACGCTACTGAGGCCCCTTGTATCTTTGTAACCTGGCTTTCTTTGTCTGCGCCTATCGCGTAGCACATGCGACCGAAAAGCTTTACCGTGTTGTCTGGTCTTACTCGTCCAACTAGTTCTGGGCCATATAATTCTCGCATGGGTTCTAGAACGTTTCTTTCCAGTGTCGACTTTGTGTTTCCTATGAGGAACACGTGGCCTGGAAGGCCCTCTATAGCTCGAATCCGTTTCGGGATGATGTAATAGTCCAGCCATGTCTTTCCGCTACGTGTGGCCCCTTCTTTTATGTTCCAGCGGCTCGGTTTATGATTCCAGAACTCTTTCTGTTTCTCAGTTAGTTCCACTATCGTCTCCGGCTACGGTGTCCATAGCTTTCAATAAAAGGTCAAGTTTCGTAATCTCTTTAGAAGGGTCACCTTGTCTCTTGATCTGTTCGGCTTGTGCGTTCATCAGCTTAGTTCTGGCTCTGTCTAGGCTTGTGACAGGTTGCTGTCCTGTAAGATCTCGAATGAATTCTGCAGCCCTTACGTCTCCGCGTGTGGCCTTATTGAACATGGTTGCAGCTAAAAGCATTTGATTGCTGAGCTCCTCATCTTCTAATCCCATGTCGATCAGCTTTTCTTTGTTTCTTTCACTTGGCTCCAATTCTAGGATTGCGGCCAGGCATTGTTTCAGCTTTTTTTTCTTTTTCTGAACTTTCTGGCTTGCGGCTCCACCTTTGCGTCCCATCTCTGCTGCGTTCTCTTTTGTGAATGGCTTCAGGTTTTGCATAGGGTCTTTGCGCTGTCTTGCCGCTTCGCTTTTCGTGCGTCCAGCTAAGCCCTTAGCAGGCATCTGATATCAGCTCCGCCTGTTCTCCGGTGTAATCTTCCCAGCGCTTGATAATTACATCGGCATAGTGTGGATCATACTCCATCATGAAGCACCTCCGTCCTAGCTGTTCGCAAGCCATAAGCGTGGAGCCTGAACCTCCGAATAGGTCCAGCACGCTTTCTCCAGCTCTGCTGCTGTTCTTGATCTGCCTTGCAATCAGTGGAATTGGTTTCATGGTTGGATGCAGATCGGATTTTGTAGGCTTCTTCTCGTCCAGAATCGTTGTGTCCTTGCACCCCCCAGGATTGATTTTAGAAGGTCTTTAAGCTCGTCCTTCTTCATGTTGTCAATGTCCTGGCTTTCTGCGTCCTCGATTACAGTGGCCAGGTTTCTCGTGTTGACAAAGTAGTGAGCCGCCCCGTCCTTCCATCCGTAAAGGCACGGCTCATGCTTCCATTGGTAGTCCTGTCTTCCTAGTGAGAACGTGTTCTTGTTCCAGATTAGGGTCTGTCTAATGTTTAGCCCTGCGCGTTCTGCTGCTTCCAGGAAGTTCTTACTTTGTGTTGAGGCGTACCAAATGTAGAAGGATCCACCAGCTTTCAATTGGTCTCGCATGTTTTCAAACGCGGCCTTTAGAAACTCTATGAATCCTTCGTCATCTCCCCAGTTGTCGTTTTCGATTTTCATGGCGTCTTTGGTTCCGCCTGTGTAATCGATATTGTATGGAGGGTCCGTTACTATCATGTCCACTGTCGCGTCGCTACAAAGCTTTTCTACGTCCTGACGCTTCGTGCTGTCGCCGACCATCAGTCTGTGTTTTCCAAGCAGCCATAGTTGGCCACTCCTTGTCATTGGTGTAGTTGGTAGCTCTGCTTCGAAGTTGTCATCCTCTGCGATTTGTTCGTCGAATGTTTCTGTCTCAAATCCGAAAGGCTCCATATCGAAGTCCATGTTGTCTAGCTCTTCCAGTTCAAACTGTAAAGCGTCAAGGTCCCATTGAGCGGCCTCTGCGACTTTGTTGTCTGCCAATCGGTAGGCTTTCACCTGTGCTGGTGTTAGATCGTCGGCCTGGATGCATGGGACAGTTTCAAGGCCTAGCTTTTGTGCTGCCTTCCATCTCGTGTGCCCTGCAATGATGATCAGGTCTTTATCCACCACAATCGGTTGCTTGAATCCGAACTCGTCTATAGATGCTGCGACTAAATCGACGGCATCTTCGTTAATTCGTGGGTTGTTCTCGTAAGGCTTCAGGTCGCATGTTCTTATGTCTGTAATGTTCATGTGTGTTCACCTCTGTTGTATTAAAAAAGAAGCGTTAGCAGCTCAGTGTTCTCTCCAATGAGAGATTTATCCTGTTTAGCTTCTAAGGCTTCTTTGTTGTCTATGATTACCCGGAGCGCTGAAAAGAAAAATAAGATTAATGTCCTTGATATGTCGTAGCTGCTGTTGGTATTGACGTTGATTAGAAAGCACTCGTTTTTGGAAAGGAGGACGCTCCGGGTAAAAGAAAAGAGGGCCTTTTTCTATCGGTCCTCTTTTACAAGTACTAATATACCACCCGAAAGCGGTTTACAGTGTAAACTCTTCAGTCTTTTGTCAGATTTTTTACCTCTGCCATTAGATGTTTATACATCCCTTGTCTTGTATAGCCATATTTCTCAGCCACATCCACAGCCTTGATTCTATGAATGTACAGATCCCATAGTATGTTCTGGTCTTGCAAATCGAGAAGTTCTGTCCATCTTAAATCCATCAGCCTTTTCTGGAAGTGATGCAGTTCTTGTTCTTTGGCTGATATCTCTTCAAACAACCCGAGCGGGCTGTGGTACTGATGCTGATATGTTGGCATAGGCCACTTGCTTCTTTTCTGTTCTGCGGTCAGTTCGATTCCTCCAGACTTCGCAAGGCCTGTTGTCTGGTGGTTTAGTACTTCCAATTCCTGATTCAGTTCAATCAAACGGTGGCAGCAGTAGCGCACCGTTTTTAGTTCTGGAATTAATTCATCATAAGTCATGTTTTACCTCCTTAAAGCTTCGATCAATGCCTTTTGTGTTATGTTCTTGTGTTCTAGTGCATTCAGCATGTCCTCGTCTACTGTGCCTCTAGCTATGATCTGATAAATTGTCACGTTTTGTTTCTGTCCTTGTCTGTAGATTCTGGCATTTGCCTGCTGATACAGTTCAAGGTTCCAGTTTGGAAGTGTGTACCAGATTGCGATATGTCCACCTCGTTGAAGGTTAAGCCCGTGTCCTGCGCTTGCTGGATGCAAAAGCAGCACGTCTATCTTTCCGTCGTTCCAATCTCGAACGTCGTCCTCGTTCTCAAGGCTGCGGACTTCCAGTTTCTGTTTCTTCAAATGTTCCTTGATTCGTTTCAGCTCGTGTTTGAAGTAATAGAACACCATCACCGGGTTCTGGTTTGCTGATTCGATCAAGTCGTCTAGTGCCTCAAGTTTAGCCGCATGAAGAGTTGCTACTTCTTCGAGCTTATTTCCTAGCTGATCCCGTTTGTAGATTTCTCCGGAGGTCATTTGTAGCAGCTGACCGCATAGCACTCCAGCGTTGGCTGCTAGCAGTGATTCATTGTTATCTAGTTCCAGAACCTTCTCACGTTTGAAAGCGTGGTATTCTGTCATTGCCTTTTGAGGTAGCTCGATTGATTTTTTTAAGTACTGAACCGGTGGAAGTTTGGCACAGTCTGCCTGATCCAGACTCATGCATACGTCACCTATTTTTTTGTAAATTCTTTCCTCGGCATCCTGTTGTGGCTTCCAGTCATAAATGATCATCCCGTTTCTTCTTCCTGGAGTTAGATATCTTTCTCGAAACTGAGTTAGTGTTCTACCTAATCTTTCTCCCTGGTCAATCAAATATATCTGGCTCCAAAGATCCGGAATTCCTTTCGGTGCTGGTGTTCCGGTTAGGCCTATAAATCTGTCAGCTAGTGGCATAACCTTTCGTAGAGCTCTGAATCTCTGGCTTTTTGGGTTCTTGAAAGTTGATAATTCATCAATCACTACCATGTCAAAGTCAAAGTATTTGTTGTCTACTAACCAGGTAACGTTCTCTTTGCCTATGAGGTAGATGTCTGCCTTTTGTTGCAGTGCTTTCTCACGTTGCTTTGGAGTGCCCGCTATGATCGAGTAGGTCAAGTCCCTAGTGTGACTCCACTTTTCTATTTCTTCGGGCCACGTGCTTTTTATTACGCGCACAGGGCCTATGATTAGAACCTTTTCTGTGTCGATTAGTTTTAGAAGGCTGATGATCGTTAGCGTGGTTACTGTCTTTCCGGCTCCCATAGGGAGAAGAAGGCCACACTTCTTATGATCCAGTCCGAAGTTGATAGCCTTCTTTTGATAGTCATGAGGTTTAAATTCTGTCAAAGTGTCGCTCCTCCGGTATGATTCCAGACCGCATCAGATTTGTTAATTCGTCCACCTGGGCTTTTGTGCTGATGCAGTATACTTTCATACCTGTTGCCCGTATTTGGGCTACTGTGGCTTTTTGTAGGGCTCTAGGCTTACCGCCTGGCCTTTTTACTTCTACAAAGAAAGCCTTTGAATTATATGTGATCAGTCTATCTGGCACGCCAGCGTTTCCTGGGCTTACAAACTTCCAGGCTTTACCGCCTAGCGCTGATACCTTTTTGATCAGATAATTTTCTACTTGATTTTCTATCATTTCTGGAAGAACTTCTTTTGAAGTTCGAGGTACCGCTCGGCGCATTCTGGACACAAATCTTTCTTGTCGTTTGTTGTGATCCATCCCTCTGGAAGTCCTTCCCAGGTTTCGATTGTCTTCCCGTTTTCAATCTTGCTCTTTTCGATTCCGACTGATGTTTCTTTTCCGCATCGGTCGCACTTGATATACATTCTAGTTTCTTTCATGTTCTATTCCTCCTCTAGCCTTTTGGCTTGTCTTGCCTGTTTCGAAGCTATAGTGCTTTGGATTTCAGCGTGATTGATATTGTAATATTCCTTTAGCTGATCCATGCAAATTATTACATCCGCCATTTCTTCGACCAGGTTATGTCTTAGTCCTTTGAATTCTAAGGACTTTGTCTTTTCTTCTGAATTGCGTACCAGTTTAGAAATCGCCTTTTGCAGTTCTGCTAGTTCTTCCATAGCGACCAGGCTCTGCATTTTGATTCCGTATCTGTCCATTGTTTCGTTGTTGATTCTTGCGTCTATTTCATGCATCAAGAAATGAAATCTTTTGCTGTCGTTTAATGTCATTTCTGTGTCTCCTTTTCTTGTTGATTTTTAGGGGTGGCAACCTGGCAGCGTGGCAACGTTCAGAAAACTTTATATATATATGCTATATTTTCTCGCGCGCATATACGTACACATGTACTGTATTACGCTATATATTATATATTCATTAAGTTAGATAATTTATAGTTGTCACGTTGTCAGAAGTATCCCAGGCCCTTATTTTATGCGGTTTTAGCTCGGCAACGCTCTATCATTTTTTACCGTTGCCGACCTTTGCCGCGTTGTCAGTCTCGATTTTCGTTTACCGTTGTCACGTTGTCGGGCTGATTACTTATAAGCGTAGGCATCTTGCGGCGGAACATAAGCTTTCTGGCGTCCGTAAATTCCTCCAAATCTCAACGGGTTTTTAGTACGAACCCACCCTATGCTTTCCATGATTGCCTTGAGTTCCACTTGATCTGTTTTTGTGAATTTGTTCTTGGCTCCATTCAAAACCTCGCACCAAATCTCAAGCAGGCATACCCTTGTACGTTCTTCCGTGCCTTCGTTTCTTGGGTCTTCCAACCACTGGGTTCTTGCATAAAGATCCATGTCATACCAATCTTGCGGTAGCTTTCTATCTAGATAGTCACGGACCATGTCTTCTCGAACGCTAGTAAACGTGTGCTCCTTCTGCATCTGTTCGGCTCCGGTCAAAGCTTCGCCCTGAAGGAATAACTTTTCTCCATCCTTGAATCTCTGCTTAGCTTCAGCCCATATCTGATCTCGTTCCCTTGGTAGATCATCAAACACGACTTTCCTCGCTTTCGATATATCCGTGTTGATCGGCCAGAATCTTCGGTTTCCTGTGTAGTCTCTTAAAAACTCGTCATCGTTTGTAGTTCCAAAGAATACACATTGCCTTGGATTGTCCGTAACTCGTCTCGCGTAGGCTTTTCTGTATCGGTCGTCCCGCTTACTTATAAACTGCTTCATGGATTCTATATCTGCTTTTCTAGCTGCAGACAGTTCGGACCATTCAATAACCCATGATCCATGCAAGGCTTCGTATCCTTCTTTTCCTGCAATCGTTGTGATTGAATCTGAGAACCAATCTCCGCCCATGATGCTTAGCATGTGGCTCTTTCCTATACCCTGGTGTCCTACGAGTACAGGCATATAGTCCATCTTGCATCCAGGTGTGTAGATTCTGGCCACGGCTGCGGTAAAGGCTTTCCTTGCGACCGCTCTGCTGTACTCTGAGTCCTCGCTTCCTAGATAGTCTATAAATAGCGTGTCTAGTCTTGGTATGCCGTCCCACTCTAGTGTATCTAGATAGTCTCGTACTGGGTGAAAGCTGTTTCTCTCCTGGACGTATGCTATAGCGTCGTCTACTTTTCCTTTGGCTACAATGTTGTATTTCTTTTCCAGATAGTATCTGAAGCTTGCATCATCTGTATCGGTCCATGTCGGGTCGCTTGGGTTGTAGTTCCACCATGGCAGGTTCCCTTTCTTGACTGGTTTCTGTGCGAATAGATCATTGCCTCCGACTCCGTTTTTAAGCTTTGGATCATTTAAAAGTATGCGGACTATATTGTCTGTAGTCGGCTTGAAGTTTCCCTTCTTGTCCATGTCCATGGCATCCAGCCAGTCCTCGTTTACTCCTTCTTTACTGTCTTCTACCCCTTGCGAACCCCTCGCACTGTCGTCCTGGAAGTCATCCCAGTCCTCGTGAATCTGTTCTTTCTTGTCATCTATAAGCTGCTTCCTGGTGCCCTCGTCGTGTTCCATTAGTTCGAGCATGTGTTCTGTGCTTGCTGGATCGTCTGGCCACTTGTGTATCCTTACAAGATCATAAGCGTTACACAACTGCTGCCCTGTCGGGTCCGTATTGTGATTACTGTAGGCGTACTTGTCGTCATAGATGACTAGGCCTCCGGCTGTGGAGCCGTTCGTATAGGTCCAGCGGTTCGGGTCCTCTGTCGGCGTGTATTCCTCTGGAATAAATGCCTCAATCGCTTCCTGGATCGTGTAGGCCCTGCAGAAGGCGCCAATCCATCCGGACTTAGATAATGGGTCCTCCTGGTGTCTGATGTCGCTATGATGCAGTTCTGTCTCTCTGTTAGAGCGAGGCCAGTAGCTGATGTCATGCCAGTCTCTGTACTGCGCCAGGATGTCATCTGGGTTCAGGTCTGCGTTTCTGTCTCCTAGTTCTTCACTGATGTATTCTCCGTCCTTGCTGGTGCTAGGCCAGAACATCATTCTTGCTGGCTGATAGGTCGTGTCGTCGAAGTATTCCATTCCGATTGTACTTGCAATCTTTCGAGCGATTGCCTCGTACTCTTCCGGTGACACTCCTCTTTGTAGTGGAATGATCCACCTGTACTTAGGCTTTTCCGGTGTGTGCTTGTGCGTGGAATATATCACGCTGCAAAAGTCGCACGTTATCTGGATCAATTCTAAAAATTCTTTGTCTGCGAAGTCAGCATCTAATGTGATCATGCTACGTGATAAAACGCTTTGGTTGTTTCGTCTTCCGTCTTTTAGTTCTCCGGCTACGAATCCTCCGACGTCCTTGATATCGGACTGCTGGTCCTTCGTCATCTTTTTGTACTCTTCCACCGTCTCTTTTGTTCGGGTCGTTTCTTTTAGTTTTGCTGTGAATTCATCCCAGGACATTTCCTGGTTGAAATACTGCTTTTGTTTTCTGTTTTTGCAGGTTGCTATTGCATACATCCTTCGGCCTCCTGTCTATTCTTCCGCTATAGGACAGCCTCTAAAAGTGGGATTCTTTGATTTTTCCTGGGCTTGTAGTGCTTACCCATTCTTGCTTCTCCTATAAGCCACTTTTTGAAGCTCGTGCTTGATACTTTGCTGTGTTCCTTGCTGGAGCGTTCCGTTCGCTTTGATTTCTTCTAGAAGCTTTGTAATGCGCTCAGCGGGCTTCCTGGCGTCTTCCGTATTGTTTTCCATATATCTGCAGATTACGGCTAGATCGTTTGCGATATTGTCCAGACGGTTGCAGATACGGTCTGCGGCCTGGTTGATCGCTTTTTCTAGCATGTCCGCATTGTCAAAGCTTGCCATATCTTCCTTTCGTCTTTCTTCAGGTGGTTTGTGTAGATAGCTTAGACGAAGGGCTATAGCGTTTTGACTTCGGTTCTTTAATATAGAGCCATATTCTTTATAAATCTTTGAGCTGCTGTAGCCTAAGGCGTCTAGCTGCTTTAGAAGGTTGTCCTCCTGTTGTGTCCATTTAATACTCATGTTCTATCCTCCTAGCCTTGGCACTTGTGCTATATCTAAGCCGAACACTTCTTTCAAAATGCTTAGAATGATCAGTGCTGCGGTGATATAGATCAAGGCTATAATTAAATCTTGTTTATCTATCATTTTTTTAGTCCTTCTTGTAATAATCGGATATAAATCCGTCTCCTACTAGAATTAAGTCTGGCGCCCAGCTGATCGGCTTAGCCATTACGTCTAGCAGTTGTTTGAATTTTGTTTCTTTTTCTTCCTTCGGCACTTCACAGATCACTTCATCATGAACGTGCATGATCGTCTTAGCTCCGATCTCGTCACAGCCTTTTAGCGTTTCGCATAGGCAGTCCCGAGCGATAGCCTGAACCACGTTCTCGGTTAGCTTTCCGCCCCAGGTTTTTGTCCACTCCCATTTTCGAGTTGTCTGGTTCAATCCTAAAAAAGATACCTGGCCATCCTTGATTCGTGGAGTGACATAGCCTAAAATGCGCCCGTTTGGTAGTTGAATATAAACGTTTCCATTACTTTTGAAAACCTTCATATTTCGGTCCATGGTTGTGACTTTTCCATCCGTGATTGCATCCTCGAAGGCTCTGCCTAGTAAGTACCAGAAGTCCTTGATACGTGGCGAGGCTTGTCTCCATTTGGTAACAATCTCTTGCTGCTGTTCTGGGCTCAACCCCATCTTACTAGCTCCAAAGGCTTCCAGTGCTGCCGTTCCGCCTCCGTAGCCGAGGGCAAGTTCGGCAATCTTTCCCTTTTGTCTTAGATGTCCATTGATTCCGTGCTTTTCTACAGGCACCCCGAACATCTGGCTAGCTGATGCACAGTAGATGTCTCCGCCGTTCTTAAATACTTCCTGGCGCCATGTAGTTCTTGTTAGCCAGGCAATCACTCGAGCCTCTATGGCTGAGTAGTCGGCTACTATGAAGGACTTCCCCTCCGGTGGTGTGATCACTGTTCTTAGAATCGTAGCGAATACATCATTCATGCTTGAATAAATGAGCTCTAGAAGTTCGAAGTTGCCTTCCTTTACGAGGGTTCTTGGCTCGTCTACTTCATCAAAGCTGGGCCGTGGGAAGTTCTGCGGTTGGATCAGCCGACCTGCCCATCTTCCCGTTCTTCCTCCAAAGAATTGAAAGGTTCCTCGGATGCGGTCATCTTCTCCACACGCTCTCTGGAAGGCGTCGTATTTCTTGACGCTTGTTTTCCCGAGCTCTTGTCTTATCTCTAGGGCTCTTCTTGTTTCGGGTCTTAGCGTTCCTTTTAGAAGACCTTTCACGGCTTCCTTGTTTAAACTTTCGACGTCATGTCCTTCCTGGTCAAGGATCCACTTTTTTAGCTGTGCTACGCTTTGCGGATTCTCTAGGCCCGTGAGGAATCTTGCTTCTTCCATCAGTTCCATTCCGTGTTCTAAGCTGTAGGACTGAACGTTTTTTATGATCTGCGTATCTACGTGTATTCCTCTGTCGTTTATCCTCTGGTCTCTGTGCCAGTTTTCCCATTCCTGATCAGATACCTGTATCAAGCTATTTAGTTTGTTATAAATAGCTTGTTCTGATTCCACGTCGCGCTTGTTGTATTCTATGAAAAGATTCCATTTCTCTGGATCATGTTCCGGTAGGTTCTTCCATCTTCCACCGTTGGCTTTTGTTGGCTTGCAAGGCTTACAGAAATACTGGATCAGGCGTTTACCTGTGGCCAGCTTCACCTTGTCTTCTTCAATCCCTAATGCAGGTCCTAGCTGCCCTAAAGAAGAAGGGTAGCCGTTCTCTGAGGCCATGATTAGGGTGTCTTTCCATTGTTCCGGTGGTAGGAATCCATCCTCTGTTAGCTTCTTTTTTACGGCGTCTCCTAGAGTATTTCGTTTCGCGTACTCCTTGACGTATCTTGTTAGGCATACTCGTTCGAAGTTTGCGTTGTGTGCCACCTTCGTTATGTTTTCATCCGCTAGTGCTGATACTAAAGCAAAAGGCAGATCTTCTTCCATTAAATTTAAAACTTCTACTGGATCATCGCCCCAGGCGTATCCGAATAGAAGTATTTTGAAGTCTAAACTCTCTGCGTATTTATAAACCCCGCAGGCTGCAAGGTCGACGCTGGAGTAGGTCTCCAGGTCGATATGCAGTATGGGCTTTCTACAATAAGGCACTTAGGTCGTCGCTTCCGGCTTCCTCATCAAACTCAGAAGCGTCTCCAAAGTCGGCAGTTACACTTGAGTGTCCTCCTAATGGTTCTCCGTCTTTTACTTTTAATACACTGTTAAGTCCTGCAGCGATTCCCGTTCCTACTGTGTTAAATGGATACAGATTGAAATTGATAGCTCCATAGCATCCAGAGTATACGTTTTCCTCGATTTCTTCTTTAGATGAGTAAGCGTATGTAACTCCATTTTTACGGTATCCTACAGACACCGGTCTATTACTTTTAGCGGATAGCATGTATTTGTTCTTGAATTCTGGCGCGCTGAATTTCTCGTCTGCGTCGCAGTCAGTGATTATACCTCTTGAACCGACTCCTGGCGCTTTTTTTAGCGGTGTTACTTTTCCCTTGAAGGATTGGCCGAACTTCTCAATTCCTTCTTGTACAGCCAATTCATAGGCTTTCTGGATACGTGCTAACGTCTCCTTGTCTTCCTTGTCGATTAGAATATTAAGGCTATACTTCTTGTCCTGGCCTTCTACCACTGCGCGTGGCTCTGCTAAATGGCAATAGCAGAATCTTACTAATTTTGTTTTTACTTGTGACATCTTTTTGTTCCTCCTAGTTGTATTCTTTGTCGCATTACGTTTTTAAGCTGTCGCTTTAGATCGTTTCTGTGTGGTCCTGGTTTACTGTTTCGAATCTCGGCTCGGATGCGGACCATCTTTTCTTCGAGCTGATTGATATCCTCTTTTGAAATCATCTTTTAATCCCTTGGGCTTAAATCCCCACATGTGTTCTGAAGGCGACTGGATTCCTATCAGTCTTTTTACTTTTCTAATCAATGCCATCTTTAAAGTCATTTGCTACACTTCCAAGCTCTGGGCGCTTGTCGCTTACTGGCACTAATGTAGGTTTTCCTTGTGGATTCTCGATATATTCACCAACGATTTCTGCGAAGTCTTTTTTTCCGACTAATTTTTCTAGAGCCGTGATAGTCTGAAGCTTTGGCTTTGTCATGATCTGATCGAATTCGAATCCTGCGTTTTGAAGTGCTTCAGATGCCTTAGACTCGTCTGTAATCTTTCTTCGGCTTGTTCCTTCTACAACTTTATATCCTTCGTAGTGTGTTCCTTTTAGCGCCTGATCCAGTGCGAACTCTTGTACCTCTTTGGCCCAGTCAATAAGTCCAGGAAGTTCTGGCAAAAGCTCCGCGATTTGCTGATCTGTTAAAATCATTCCGCACATGCGCTGATATCTTTCATTGATTGCTTTCATCTTGGCGGCATGCGCTGCGCATTGTGCTTTTGCCTTGCAGAACTTGCACCACTCTCCAGCTCGCTGTTCTCCGTCTCCGTTCCAGGCTTCTATAGCTGCAGGCTTGACCGTGTTCTCCATCCAGTCTGCCAGTTCTTCGGTAGTAAGTTCCCAGGTGCTGATGTGATCGCGTCTAGGCTGTACGATATGAAGCTGAACTTTTTCAAAATCGTATAAGCAGTCGTATAAAGCCATAACTCCTGCGGCGTAAATGGTAAGCTGCGGATTGTGTGGAGCGTTTACCTTGACACCCTCTCCGTATTTAAAATCGATAACATGGAGCGTGTGATTACTTACGATCACGGCGTCGGATGTCCCGAATCCTTCTGGAATCCATGGAGTCAAATCAACTTGTACCTCGATAAAAAGATCCGCGATATCGCTTTTCTTTTTCTCTTTGTTGTATATTTCTAGAACATAGTCTTTATAGAAGTTTGTAGCCTCGTCCATTTCTCCGTTAGCTGCTTTTACTTTTCTTCGTGGGTTTCCCTCGATCCAGTTACGGAGTTTCTGTTCTGCTACACTGTGAGCCTCGGTTCCCTCTGCTGCGTAGACGCTTGGCTTTTCTTCGAATAATTCCTCCAGTCTTGCGGAAGGGTGGCAGTGAATCCATTTGTTGGACCCACTGGCTGATAAAATCGCGTGTTGACTAGGCATGTAATGCCTCCCAGGCTTCCTGATATTTCTCTTTAGGAATCTCGCAGATCTTGCTTGCACCCATCTGGGTTAGGAGCACTTTAAGTACGGCCACGCCTTTTTCTTTGGCAAATGCAACGCCTGCTTTTTGAAGGTCTTCTAGCGTGATTTCTTTCGCAGGTGCTGCTGGATCCGGTGTAGGCTTTACAGTCTCATGAATAGGCTCGTCTTGAGTCGTCCAATCTTTGGCCATTGGAATCTTAGTCTCATTTTCTTTTTCTTTACGAGTTGGCGCTTCCTTTGTTGGTGCCTCTTGTTTTGGTGCTTCTTCTTCCCATGGGAATGTTTCAGGCTCAGGCAATTTCTCCTCTAGCCCTGCGCGCTTTAGGTCTAGCTCCTTGGCTAGCTCCAACACTTTTTTAGCGTCGTCGATTTCGCTTGTTGCGAATTGCAATGTTAATTGGTAATACATCTATTTTTCCTCCTTTTTCTTGATCTTTTAGACATTTCCTCTAAGAAAGCTATTTGAAAGGCTTTCATGGCTGCTTTTAAAACTTCATCTCTTTCTTCTTCTGGTACTTTGAACATATCAAATAGAATCTTGTCATTTTGCGAGATTCGTTCATATTTAGTATGGAGTACCTGTATTCCCTTTAATCCTTGAATAGGTTCTATTAGGCTCACTTTTATTCTGTATAAATTCAAAGGATCCATTGTCATTTTCTAGTCCTTCTTTTAAATTCATCGTAGGTAACGCAGAAAGGACATTCTTCATCTCCCTTTTTTGCATGACACGACCATTGCTGAAGTTCGTTACAAACCGGGCTGGCATCTAATCTGCAACTTCCTTCTTCATAGGCAATATGTAAGGTATTGGGCCAAGATTCGCTGACATAAAACGGGCAATATTGCGGATCAATTTCATCAACAATAATTTGCATTTTCTAGTCCTCCGTTTCTTTCATTTCTGCGCCTTCTAGGCTTTCGCTTAGATTTACTACCTGCTGTACAAAGTCTCGAAGCATAGCCTTAACAGCATGTTTTAGAATTGATCCGAGTTCCTTTGGATCGACGTCCATTGTTTCAAGAAAGGCCATCATCTCGGGTCTGCTTCCTTCGATATGTGTCTCTAATTGCATGTTGTCTTCAACGTCTGGCGTTAGTGCAACTTCTACTGAGAAAAGCTTTAATTCTTTTTTTGCAGGTTTTTCTTTTTTAATAGTGGTCATGTTTAGTCCTCCTCTGTTATTTCACAATCTGCTAGGATATCTTCAATTGTTGCATCCTTATCAACGCCTTTGAAATATCCTTTTTTTTTTCATCCTGCTTAAGACAGGTATACTTTTAAACTCGTGTCCGCTTAAAGCGCCTTTTAAATAGCTTTGTAACAAATCCTTTTCGAATTTAGTTAATTTACTTGCGGGGGCTTTATAGGGCTGCTTTAGCCAATCCATTACCTTTTCATGACATCCTCTTGATCGATCTTTGCTAAGTTCGCAGTCAATGCATTTAGTACGATCACATCGTTTAGGTCCTCCTTTGACTACCGCTAAATTCCACAGGCCTTTTTCTAGAATTTCTTGTTTGAAATGATCTAGATTAGTTTCATGAATCTTTTCTTCTCTATACTGTTTCAATTCCTCCAGCCACGCTGCAAGTTGCTTATGTTCTTCTCTACAGTCTTTACATATAGATTGATTTTCAGATAATTCTTTCGCATGAATAATTGCTTCATCTAGTGTCATTCTTTCTTTTTCCTCCTTGTATTTTTGAACACGTGCTGTATAATATAAGCGTGTTCTATTGCTAGAGCCTTATTCGTTTTCGAACGAGGTCTTCTAGCCTTTTTTTATAGAACGCTCGTAGGATTCTACGATATTCTTTTGTGTAAGGCCTAGATACTGAATAGCACGTTTGGTCAGGATGACGTTGCTGTCGATATTTTCTAAGCCTTCTTTTTTTATATCTTCCATGATCTTCTGAAAGATTTTGCTTCCTTTACCCCTTCCGCAACCTATAAACTTTGATAGCTCGGATATGTTCATGTATCCTTTTTCCATCATCTCGTATCTGTAGGCTGCTAGGTTTTCTACTTGCAAAACTCACCACCTCCTTTAATAAAGCATTTGATAGATCATGATCCAAACCGCTACGATTAGCGACAGGATCAGGATTAGGATTGCAACGTTTAGCACTGTTACAAGTCCAGATCTGAATTTCTGTTTTCTGATTCTTTTTTGTTCTGCATAGAATGCTTCCAGTCTTAGTCTTTCTCCGTGAAGGTTGATACCCTCCGCAAAATCTGGAAGCTCTGCGCTTGTTGTTTTGTGTTCCATTTCTCTTTCTTCCTTTCGTGTTACAATCTCCTATGAAAGGAGGTTAATCGTTTGAAGTTAAATCATGATTTAGTTCGGTTGCTTCTACTTGAGATAGAAGATAAAACTGGACCGTATGAATCTTTAGAAGTCCCTAAAATTTCTATAGCTGGATATACTGAAGACGAGGTCTTTTATACTGCTGAACGTCTTTTAGAGGCGGGCTATATCAAGGCCCAACTTGAACCTACAAAGATAAGTCACAGCCGATGTATCTTTTCTTTGACTTGGGAAGGTCATAAATATTTGGATATCGTCCGAGATAAAGATGTATGGAAACAAACACGTATAGTTATTAAAAAGTTTTCGTCTGTATCTTTCAGCCTTGCTTGCAGAATTGCTGAGCAGATTCTTCTAGATAAAATCAGAGGCACGTATTAGGGTTCCTGTTTTTGGGAATCCTTTTTTTCTTTTAGTCCTTTGATAGTCCCTCTAACGGCTCCTATCGCAAGACCGAAAATGATAGGTACTAGGATCATTATTCCCAGGATACTTAGCAATCCGAAAAATATATTTTCCAGCATCTACTTCACCTCCTCCGGTTTCTCTGGTTCCTTGGCTGCTGGTGCTGCCAGTGCTGCTGGTGCCGTGTTCATTTGTAGGCCTGTCAGCATTCCTTCCAGGAAAGCTCGGGGCTCACCCTTTAGAGCTTTTACGTCGTCCAGCAATAAGTTCGCATTGGCTTTTGCTTTGTTACGATCTTCTATTTTCATGTTTTTTATCACCTCAACTTTCTATTTTCAAGTTCTGATGCTATATTACTTTACTTTTTAATGTTTGTCAACAAAAGACTTTAAATTTTAAAGTTTTTATATTATACTTTTGTCAGGAGGTAAAAAGATGTTAGGAAATAGAATAAAAGAAATCCGAAAAGGCTTAGGCCTTACAATGAAGGTGTTCGGTAATTCTCTGGGCTTATCTGAATCGGCTATTAGTCGAATAGAGTCTGGATCAGCGAACCCGTCTGACGGAATTGTTAAATTGATATGCTCTAAATATCATGTGGATTACTTCTGGCTAACGGAAGGAATAGGCGAACCGTTCCTAGATGATATGGACGCCATAGTAGATGAGCTAGCGGCTGAGAAAGGCTACGATGCTAAAACAGTAGAATTGGTAAAAAGACTCTTTTCTCTTCCAGAGGAACAGTTCAATTTAGTTATGCAAGTTATCGAAAACTTAAAAGACGAGTAATCCTGTTTAGATTAGTTACTCGTCTTTTATAAAAGAAAAACGCAGAACCTGTTTCCAAGTCCTGCATTCTTCCGTGTGTGTTCTATTGCTGTGTTCCGTGTCTGATCCAGATTCTTTGTAGGATTTTATAGGCCTGTTCAAGTCCCTCCTGGTCCATGGTCTGGAGCATGAATTCGATTTTCTTTTTGAGTTCTTCTATCCCATTTGTTTTCCCTTCTTCCTTAAAAGCTCTTTTCCTAATTTCCTACAGTTTACAGCTATGAACGCATTTTGTCAAACTTTTACGGTTATTATTTTGCTTTTTTTATTATTTACTTTTTAAACCTAAAAGATTAATATGAACCTAGGAGGTGTAATTAATTATGAATAAATTGAATGAAGTCTTATCTTCCAAGCTCCCTGAGCTGATGAAAGAGTCTGGTGTCAGTCGTAGAGATTTGGCCGAGTATTGTGGTGTTTCTTATAACACCGTACGGTGTTGGGAGGTTGGCACTAAAGCGCCAAGGCCAGATATGGTTGTAAAAATTGCAGAGCGTTTCAACCTGAAACCTTTTGATCTGATGAGCGCAGCCTTTGAAGATTCTGCAGTGAAGCCTGTCCGCTTTCTGTCCCTGGTCGACGAGGACGGTTCTGTATCTAAGTCGAATAGCTCGTCAGTCTTCACTTCTACGGCTACAGACGTCACGGCGGATTATATTTATGTTATGCCTGATGAAACTATGTATAAGGCGGATATTATCAAGGGCGACGTCTGCCTGATCCGCGCCACAGGTGCTATTCGTGCCGGTGTGCCTATGCTAGTGAAGTATCAAGGTAAAGCCATGCTGCGCTTTATTATTACGCATAACGAAACGAACCAGATTGCTTTACGGACCGGCAGTCCGTATGCGATTGGGACTCTCTTCTCGACGGCAGACTTTCATGATCAGGTTCAGGTGTTAGGTGTTTTAGTCGCTTTTCGTAGAAATTATAAAAGGAGGTAATCTCTTATGGCTCAGCAAAAGGACACAAAAAGAGGAACCTGGATGTTCTATGGTTCCTGTAAAGATATTACCGGAAAGACTCAGCGATATTGTCGCCGAGGTTTCAAAACGAAAAAGGAAGCAAAAGAGGCCGAGTTTGCCTTCCGTCTGGAAATGACTACCGCTCGGCCTTCTATAACCTTAAATGAAATGTTTCAGTTATACTGCAAAAACGCAGAGAATATGTCTGTAAAAGGATCCACTCTCTATACGCACGAACATACTTATAGAAATCACATCCAGGATGATTTGGGAAGCCTGAAGCTTACAGCGCTTACGACTCCCGTTCTTAATCAGTGGAGAAACCGTCTGCTTCAAAAGAAAAAGCCAAACGGTCAGCTTTATGCTGCCCCCACTTTAAACGGCATTTTAGATACTCTATCCGTTATTCTTTCCTATTCCGTTAGACTTGGATATCTTGAAGTCAACCCGTGCAGATCTTTGCCTATCGTGAAAGATAAACGGAACCTGAAAGACCAGAGTCTGTTATTCTGGGAGCAGGAAACCTTTACTTATTTTATATCATGCGTAGATGATCAGTACTGGCGTGATGTCTTTATGTTTATGTTTGGCACTGGTGTCCGTAAATCTGAAATGTTTGCCCTTCAATGGTCGGATGTTGATCTAGGCAGAGGCCGGGTGCATATTTCAAAAACATTAACGATAAAAACGGAATCGGCTCCGTGGGAGATTACTCCGCCTAAATCTAAAAACTCAAACAGATATATTGATTTACAGGATACCCTTCTAGATTGCTTAAGGCGTCGCTATAGCGAGCAACAAAAGAAGGACGGGTTCTCGTCCTCCTGGTTTGTGTTTGGCCATATAAAGCCACTTCTGGCGCCCAGGCTGGCTGTTGCTTTGAAGAGATATATTCAGGTTGCTGGTGTTCCGCCTATCTCCCCTCACGGCTTTAGGCACTCCCATGCGACTCTGCTGATTCGTGCCGGTGTAGATGATCAGCTGATTGCAGAAAGGCTAGGGCACTCTGTTAGTGAATTAAGAAAAACTTACGCCCATATATACTCCGAATCTAGGCGTGAAATGCTGGATAAACTGAACAAAATTTTATAAAAAATACA